TCACCATCGATATTAGAAGTTTTCTTTAATACTGTTGATCATAGTATTAAAGAAAACTTCTAATATCGATGGTGATGTTGGCGAGTTGGTAGCATTGTCTGCGGTTCTTTATGCTGCCGGAGAGTCATTATCCAAAGTAGCAGCACAACCTTGGCAAGGTATCCTTGCTGCAACAGTTGCTATGGTTGCTGTCATGGCGTCATTAGGTATAGCGATGAAAGCTATTTCTGCCCTACCAGCTACCGCTGCTGGTAAACTAGCACTTCTAGCTGCATCATTAGTATTATTAGCAGTGCCAATTTACATGTTATCAACACTTAACCTCGTAGCTGTAGGGGTCGGATTGCTTGCACTTGCTGGTAACTTAGCAATATTACTAGGTGCCGCTGCATTAGCAGGACCATTATCAGGTGGTTTAGCTGCTTTATCAGGAGCTCTTCTAAGCTTTGGGGTGTCTAGTGTTCTAGCCGCATCATCTATTCTGATTGCTGGTCTAGGTTTCTTAGCATTTGCGACAGCATTGGCAACATTAGCAAAAGTAGCCCCTGGGGCATTCAAAGGAATTGTCGAAGGCCTTGACGTGGCAATGCAAACATTGGTTGCTAGAGGTCCATCAATGGTTGTTGCTGGTGTGCAGATAGTTCGAAACTTCCTGCATGGATTGGCAGAACTATTACCAGATATAGTCAAAGCCGGTGTTGAGTTAATTACTAATTTCTTAAACGGTATGGCGGAGGCTATGCCACAATTATTCTCAGCAGCCGTTCGATTGTTAACTGAATTTGCAAAATCTGTTATGGAAAATGCGGATATCTTGGTACAGACAGGTATTGAGATTGCCATTAAATTAACCGAATCTATTGCAAACTCATTAACCAAGACCAAAGACAAATTAGTTCCGGCATTAGAAAAGCTGTTCAAGATTATCCTTGATATCTGTTTGGCTCTTCTAGAGAAATTAGTCGGACCTTTACTTGAAGGTATTGTGAAAGTCTTACAACCAGTTGTGGACTTTGTCATAAATATTCTTAAAGGTTTATCTGATATTCTAGCTCCTATTTTGGAACCTATCGCTGCAACTCTTATTGCGTTATTTGAAGGTTTAGCTAGCATAATCAGATCTGTAGCTGATGTGCTTGTCCAGTTATTCCAGTCTATAACCTCGATAGTTCAATCTATTGCTGATGTTATTATCCAAATCGTACAGACTATAGAGTCCGTATTTACCACAATTGGTAATACAATCCAATCATTCTTTAATACATTACAAACATTATTCATGTCTATTGCCTCTATCGTACAATCTGTTATAGATGGTATTGTCGGCGCAATTAATGGATTTGCGAATGTTATTAGAGGTATTGGCGATGCCATTTCTTCTATATTCCAAGGAATTGGACAAGCAATACAGTCAGTACTCCAAGGTATCGGTTCTATTATCGAGTCCGTTGGTAGCGCTATTAAATCTGTATTTGAAGGTGTCGGTAACGCTGCTAAGGCATTTGGAGAAGGTGTTAAAGCTGCTCTTCAAGGTGTTGCTGAAGTATTCCGCGGAATTGGTGATGGTATTAAGTCTGCATTTGAAGGTGTAGCTTCTATTATCGATGCTGTCGGTAATGCTGCCAAGAATGCCGGACAAGGATTCAAATTGTTTGCACAAGGCGTATCAATTATCGCCAAAGATGGTATTGCTGGAGCAGCTGGTATCACAGCTGTTGCCGCTGCCGTAACAGGTTTGGGTTCTGCATCATATGCAGGTAACCTTGTAGGATTTACTAAAGACTTAGGGTCTCTTAAAGGAGTTATCTCTGGTCTTGCGGGTTCTGCCGGTGGTATCATGGCGATGTCTACTGGATTTATAATGATGAATGCTGCGTTAGCTGGTCTTGCTGGAACTGTTCCTACAGTATCCTCAGCATTCCAGAACCTACAAACACCAATCATCACACTTGCTCCGTCTATCCCATCATTAGCAGCCGCATTTTCTATGTTAGCACCATCTATCATGATGTCTGCTTCTGGAATTATGCCGGTGGTTGCTGGGTTTACTCAACTTGGAGCGATTGTCCCTAGTCTTGCTGCAGCGCTACAAACTGTACCAGCTGCGTTCCGACAAGTAGCACAAGGCGCTATGATGTTTGGACAATCTCTTGGACAAGGTATTATGGCTTCTGCTCCTATGGTGATTATGGCAGTCCAACAGTTAGCTATGCAAGCAGTTATGTCTGCTCAAATGGCGTTCCAACAAGGACAACAAATCGGTGTTCAGTTTGGACAACAAATTGCTACAGGATTAATGTCTCAGTCTGGAGCCATTACATCTGCTGCTCAGTCAAGCGCAAACATGTCCATAAATTCTGTAAGAGGTACGTTCTCTCAAGGCGGAGCCATTGGACAACAATTTGGATCAAGCATTGCTAGCGGTATTTCTGGAAGCTCTGGTTCTATTACGGGATCATCTTCTAGTGTAGCAAACAGTTCTGTAAACTCTATCCGTGGAGTGTTCAATCAAGGTACTTCTCTTGGTTCTCACTTCGGTGGATCTGTGGCTAGTGGTATTTCTTCACAATCAGGTTCTGCTCATGGAGCAGGTTCTAGTTTAGCACATTCAGCATACAATGGTGCGTCGTCCGTATCATTGAGTTCTGCTGGTAGCTATGCTGGTTATGGTTTTGCAAATGGTTTGGCAGCATCTGCTGGATCTATTTACGCTACAGCCTCAGCAATTGCATCTAATGTTGCTGCGACAATCAGAAGAGCATTGGATATCCATTCACCATCACGAGTGACCAAAGCTCTTGGTAAATTCACAGGACAAGGTTTTGAGATTGGCTTGAAAGATACTGGATCTGCAATCTTCAGAACTGCTAAAGGTTTGGCCAATCAAGCTATTGAAGCTCTGAATGTCGACGATAGTCTATCTGGACTCCTTATGGACAACATTGATATGACTATTCAACCAACAGTCAAACCAGTATTCGATGGATCTCTTCTGAAAGACATGAACAATCTTTCTGGTAAGATGAACGGTAACTTGACATTACCATCAAGTTACACTGATCGATTCAATCAAAATGGCAACACAACGATTACTAATTCTGACACATATATAGTTAATGTGAATGTGGAGAACAGAGGTAATCAACCAATTAATCCTAAAGAACTTGCTCGTCAGGTTCAGGATGAATTGAAGAATATGCGTGACGCAGCTTTGCGTTCTAGAGGGGAGGAAATCGCTTGGTAAGTTTAAAGCCAGGTGAATTTCTTATTAATAAAGTAAATTCATCTACTGAAAATATACTTATCCAAGATCGTCCCGATATCGAAGCACCCAAACGTCGGCAGGTTCATAAAGAGCCTGCTGGCTATGATGGGTTCTTGATTTATGATGATGGAGGATATGAAGCTACAGAAGTAGAACTTACTCTTCTTTATCATGGAGGAAGAGTAGACGATCCTGCAGCTATTTCAACAGCACGCAATAGGATCTATAAATTCTTCAAGTTTGGTCAATACGAGTTTAAGATGACTCCTTATTTTGACCCCGAAAAGGTATATTTGTGTATACTTACGGAAGCTCCAACGTTTGAAAACAAATGGTATTATAATGGTGCCATGGTCTTCAAACTCAAGATAAAAGTACAACCATATAAGTATTATGTGGATACTATTGACTCTTGGTGGAATATTCCTAAAGCAGGTTGGATGCGAAACCCTAGAATGTCCGATGCCAAACCATTATTCCGTATAATTGGTAATGGCGATTTGGATATGACTGTTGGATATAAGAAGATGATATTCACAGGTGTAGAAGGAAACATCTATATCGACTGTGAGAAATACTTCGTTTATCGTAACAACAATGGGGTTATCACAAACGCAAATCATAAATGTAAATCAAAGGACTTTTGGCATATACCATCAGAACAATCTGTACAAATCAATTGGAATGGTGCAATTAGTACTGTTGACATGATTCCGAGATGGAGGGATCTGCTATGAGACCTATACTTTATGAGCAATATGAACGAGACTTTGAGTCGAATGGTATTTGTGTATTGTGGGACGCTCTTGAGTGTGAGGTTCATGAGGTTCGTAATGGAGAATTCGAGTTAGAACTCACATATCCATATAGCGGACAATGGTTTCACGAAATCAAAGAGAACCGTTATATTCTAGCAAAGCCTAATGATACTGATTTACATCATGCATTTCGTATTTATGAGGTAGAAAAGAATACCAAAGACCAGACAATAAAAGCTAAATGCGTGACAATCACGGACGACCTAAATGGTATGCTGGTAAAAGCGGCTAAAGGTAAAGGTACTCCGGCCACAGCATTTGCGCTGGCTAAACAAAATGTTGTTGGTGGTCCAGAAGCAGTTCCTTATGAGTTTTATACAGACATAACCGATAACCTAAAGGACTTCGAATTTCTTCTTCGGAATATGCAAAGTGTATTATCTGGGGAAGAAGGTTCGCTTATCGACTTATGGCGAGGTGAAATAAAACGTACAAACAACTATATTCATTTCCTTAGAAATCGTGGTAAACAAAATGTTACTACTATTCGTTTAGGAAAGAATATGGAGAACTTTAAGACCCAGGTGTCTTTCAAAGGTAAATTCACAGCTATATTACCTTATGCTAAGTACACTAAACGTACAGGTAATGGAAATGATCAGCAAGAGATTTACGTGTTTGGTGATGTTGTTAAGTCAATGTATTACAACTCATATTCTCAAAAGAACTTAAGACCTATAGATTTCTCAAGCGATTTCCAAAATACCGGACAAGGTAATGGTGATCAAGAAATCACAAAAGCTCAAGTTGATAATGCTGCTAAAAACTATTTCACATCTAGAAATCCTGGCTGTGATATTCCTAGCATACAGATGACTGTTGAGATGGCAGCTCTTAGAGATAGTAATTTATTCGATGAATATACGATTAATCGTTTAGAGACTATTGGACTTTGTGATACTGTCGATGTATGGGTGTCTAAATGGAACCTATCCACAACATTGAAAGTACGAGAGTTAACTTATGATGTTCTAAAAGAACAGATTAAGACAATGGTTATCTCTGATAATGGTAAAGGCTCTACTAGCTACGGGTCATCTTTAACGTCAACTGTCAACTCAAAGGTGGAACAGAGTGTTAATAACATCTTCTACAATCAGGGCGGTCTCTGGTCTAAGATTGTAAACCTTACAGCGGACGGTCACAACATTATCAACTATCAGACAACGCAACCAACTTCTGCTAGAACCGGCGATCTTTGGTATAAAGACATGGGTAATGGTAAGGTTCAGCTAAACATTTGGGATGGATCAAAATGGAAGCGAGTTGTGGACTCTGATTTCGAAGATGATGTCAACAGAACGGTGGCAACTCATTTTGCGGAAGTTGAACAGAAGATTAAAGACGCTGAGGAAGACTCTAAGGAACGAACTCTACACGCTTTAAGCAAGGCGGAAAGCGCATTGCTTCAACTTAGAGACCTCCCACAAACTGGAGAATTCAACAAAATCAAAGATCAAATTGGTATTTATGAGCGTGTTATTGGTAAAAACGAATCTGAGGTTAAAAAGAATGTTACAGGAATGGTTATGACTCCTGAAATATTCCAGACCGAGGTATTTGCCAGAGGCGTACTTGGGTCAGTTCTAAACCCACCACCTAAAGTGATTAACCATATTCTATCAACTGATGATTTTGCAGATATGACTTCTGGTATTCTTGTCGATAGAAGAAAAATCAATCAAAATTTGACTTATATCGCAAATCCGTATGTTGTCAAACGACCGAATGGAATCAATTCCGAACTGTTATTTTACACAATTCCGGTTCGAACTATAACTCCTAGCGCAGAAACCACCGAAGCAAATAATCAACCATATTGGTATATTTCATTCCCACTGGACAACTATGAGATAAAAGTTGGCGAAAGATGGACACTTTCGTTTGAATGGAGAGTAAATCCTTTGGGTAATGGTTATTTCTCTGCTGCCGAGTCTCAACAATTTCATTATGGTTTTTACGACTTCGATAAAAAACGTTGGGAAATTGGTCCTTGGACTGTTGATGTAAGTGCTACTGGTAGACAGGCAGCTGGTCCAGACTATCGTAAAGTGTCTCAAAATATGGCGTATACTCAACTTAGAAGTCTTGGGAAGAACGTTCGATTTGCGATAGTATATACACATTCATCTTCATTATATTTCCGCAATATAATGTGGAATAAAGGTGAAGAAGCACCATACAGTCCTATTACTTCTATCTCTACTAGGGTTACTCAACTCGCAGGATCTTGGGCCGTTAAAAATCTTAACAGCAACAATGATGTTGTATCCGAGATAAATGCTACCGGAACAGACGTTCGTATCAAAGGTTCATCTATTTGGCTTGACGGTAATACGAAAATCGAGAACGCTGTGATAAAGGATGCTCATATCGCTAATGTCAATGCTGGTAAGGTTACTACAGGCACTCTTGATGCCAATAGAGTGAATGTGATAAACTTAAATGCTAGCAACATTGTGACTGGTACAATGAGTGCAAACTATATTCGAGGCGGAATTCTAGCATCTCAGAGTGGAAGTTTGGAATTTGACTTGAATAGGAATTATCTGAGATTCAACGCCGCGGCAAATATAGAATTTACTACTGCAAACAACTCGTTATTCCGTAGGAAAGGTGACGGTACTGGTTTTCTCCATTTTAGTGATGATACTTATGGTGGAGTATTCGTAGGCCTCGGTGTTACTTCACATAATATCGGGACGATATCTCAAGACACTGGTTACTTCTCCGGTATACGTATATTCCGAGCAAACGATAATGTAGACCAAACAGAGATCTTTGGTGATAAAATATTACTTGGTCATGCTTTCTCTGGCGGTCGAGATGGTATATACCATTTCGTATTCGAACCGACTAAACTTTCTAAGGGTATTAGCATGATACGATTATGTAACTCTGTGGAATCTCTATGGAGATGTTGGGAGCATTTAAACAATGTAGGATGGAATGCGAACAGTAATGACTTTTCAAACGCTGTTTGGAATGAACGACGAAATCACAAATATATTGGTACATAGAAAGGAGACATATTATGTCTGTAGATATTAATGTATGGTTGGCATGGATGTTTGCACGTGAAAATCGTGTAACATATTCCATGACATACCGAAACGGGCCTGGTTCATTCGACTGTAGTTCTAGCATGTATTTTGCTGGTGTTGAAGCTGGGATGCCTAAATTATCATGGCCATGTTCAACGGAATCAATGCATGATTGGCTGTTGAATAATGGTTGGACACTAATTGGTGAAAACCAAGAGACCGCTACACAACGCGGAGACATCTTTATCTGGGGACAGAAGGGATACTCTGCTGGGGCCGGAGGACATACTGGTATGTTTGTGGATAGTGAGAACATTATTCACTGTAACTACGGGTATAACACAATTTGTCAGAACAATCATGATTGGCTTTGGGAAATCAATGGAGGTCCTTATGTATACTACTACAGATACACTGGCGGACAACCTCAGGCTGCTCTTCCACCCGCCGTAGTACAATCTGCTCAGAACACATTTGAACGTGAATTAGACGCTCGTCAGCCACTATCAAAATCGGAGCAACCTTACTACGAAGCAACCGTCACAGAGGACTATTGGGTTGAGGCTGCGCCATATGGAGGCGCTCCTGAGAAAGAACTATTCAAGGCTGGCTCTCGAGTTCGTGTCTATGAAAAAGTGAATGGGTATTCTCGTATCGGTTCCCCTCAATCAGACCAATGGATGGACGACAATTATCTAGATGACGCTACCGATATGGCCGGACATCTATAATAAAAGAAAAATACTAGGAGCACAAAACTTATGAAACTAATTGATGAAAACGGAACCCTACAACACGTGGACAACTCTTCCGATGTTATCAAACATTACGGTAAGAAAGGAATGAAATGGGGAGTTAAGAAAGCTATTGATTATGCTAAAGCTTATGGTAAAACGGCTTATAATAATTATCGTCACCCAATCCACTCTACTCGAGCAAGTATGGAAGCTCTTGTGAAATCACCGGTGGGATCCAACCTTGCTACTAAGCGTTCTTTAGACTATCGTAACAAACGTGTATCTGAATTGGTTAAAGCGAAAGCTGCTATGAAAGACTCTAAGCACAAATACAAGAAAGAACGTAAAGCGATTGATGAGAAATACTCTCGTCGTGAAGACAAGATCGGCAACATGAAGGGCAGCAATTCTAAGATTGCACGATTGGAAAATGAGAATGCTGCTGCGCATTTGAAAGAACGTGGACGTCTTGATGCCAACTACAAGAAGAATAGTCCTAAGAACAGATACGCTAACGTTAAGAAGAACGGTCGTACGAAATACTAGGAGGTACTAATGGTATTATTGTATGATAATGATACCTTAGTTCACGTTGATTCTTCGGAGGATATAATCCAACATTATGGGAAGAAAGGTATGAAGTGGGGCGTATTAACCTCTGCTAGAAACCTTAAAACTCGTTGGAAAAATCTTCCTGAGAGTCGACGTAAACAAATTAAACTAGCCGCACAGGTAGCCGGATATACTGTAGGTATTGTCGGCTACCATTATGCTAAAGGCAAAGCAAATCCTTATATAAGGAGCGCTATTGTCCGAGCTATTACATAAGGAGGTCTGAATGCCAGACATTTATGAAATGGACGAAAATCAACGTATTGAGCGATCAGTAAATGGGTTGCTCGGACGTTTGTCCACATTAATTTGGGAGAACGAATCTCTCAAAACAGAAGGAGCTTATTACAAGCAAAAATATATTGAGGCTATGGAAGAACTGTCTCAATTAAAAGAAAAAGGAGAAAGTAAATAATGGTTGTAAGTGCAAAAAACGTTATTCTCAATACAACTTTGGACATGCGCGCAGGGATGGATACTATTAAAATTCACTTACCTGAAAAGTATCTTAAAGATATTAACAATACGTTATATGTAAAAGTTAACGATATTGTTAATGGTGATCAATTCTTTTCTAAAGAATTTAAAAATGCCACCAATCCTATCGAAATTACTATGCATAAGAATCTATCTGGATATACTGGGGATGTGTATATTACATTCAGTTCGTTGCCAGAATTTAAATTCTATTTCACACTCAAAAACGATAAATCAACAGTATACCCAGAAAAGACATCAAAATCGTTCTATCCATCCGATACGGTATTTATTAATAGAATTCCCGTTGTAGAGTTAACAGAAATTAAAGTTGATGAAATTAAGGAAAATTCTAAAGCGGACGCTAAAACTGTAATCGATCTTGAAGAAATTCGTAAAGGATTATTTGCTAATTCTGATGGCAAGTATCTTGACTATGCTAATGGGCCCGATGGTGTAGGCGATGGTACAAAATCACAATATGCTGATATGAAAACCACTATTACTTACTATATCATTAGTCAGTTATTAGATAGTGAACCTAGCGGTTTGTTTCAATCGATCTTAGATGTAAATAATATGATTGGTAATAATGCCGATTATAAAAAAGAATCGAAGAAGAGAGATATGGTTACTTTTTACGATTATTTAGTATACAAATTAACATCGAAATACCAAGGACATTATACGGAAATTGAAGATGATTTGTTATCTCGTGTATGTAAAACTCAAGACGAACTTGTTCGTATTGTAAAACAATTAGCGGCCACCGCTAATATTACGCATAAGCTTGATAATCCTTTTGAAGAATAACCAATCGCAGGACCTACAAGGGTCCTGTTTTTTTTACCAAACGCAGAATTTACATAGACCATAATGAAAACAAATATAATTATTGGAGGACATTACTATGTTGAAATATGTTGATATAAAAGGAAACGAAGTTACTGAAATTGCCGCTCGTGAGGGTATTGAGCAAATATTGGCTATTCGTGAGTATTTAAATAATTTGATGACGTTTCTTAGGGATACAACTGAATTATCCGAAGAACAAATCAAAGAGTTTGACAATACTGTACGAGAGTTCAATAATACACTCGATTACTGCTCACCGAAAGGTGAAGAAGTACGTATCGATCCAGATACATATCTTAAACTACAAGGAATTAGTATGGAACTATTAC